CTATTCGTTGGGATAGTTTACTTCATAAGAAGATTTTAGATCTTATACGTTGGGAACAAAGTAATAATGTCGGATTCATTAACTTTAGTCTAGCTACATTTGTTATAGAACAGAAGTGGTTAGAGTTAGAAGCACTCAAAGATGGTAAAATTGCAAATATTAACTTTAATGCGCTGCAGGCTTTATGACGGCAGTAGATTCACTATTTAGTGAAATCGAACAAGGACGACTTGGAAAAAGTCAGGGCTTTGGATTAGGACTTTCGAAGCTAGAGAATCTTATTGATGGTCTTACTAAATCTACATACTATTTAGTGTTCGCCTCTTCAGGTGTAGGAAAATCTAGTTTTGCTTTATATGCTTATGTTTATAGACCAATAATGGAACATCTAAATGATGATAAATTATCTATAACATTGTTTGCATTAGAGATGAAGAAGGAATTCATCTTAGCAAAACTACTTAGTACATATATAAAAGAAACTTATAATGTAGAATTAGGATTGAAGGAAATCTTATCTAGAAAGCGTGGGTATAAATTATCTGATGCTAATATGGAAATTATAAAACAATGTAGGCCTTGGCTGGATCAAGTGGATAAGATACTACATATACATGACGGAAGTTTAACTTCTGATAAGATGTATGCAGTATTAATGGAAGAGCTTGAACGTGAAGGAACTTTTACAGGAAAGGATCATACAGGATATATACCTAACAATCCAGATAAGATACATCTAACAATCGTAGATCATATGGGATTGCTCACTACTACTAGTGGTCGAAAGAAAAAGGATGAGATAGATAGGGCGTCGCAAATGGCAGTTAGTATCAGAAATAGAACTGGTATGTCTTTCTTAATGATTATGCAAAGTAATAGAAGTGTTGCTAGCATAGAGAGAAAGAAGTCTGCATTTATTGAGCCTATGGTGGAAGATATTAAGGAGAGTGGTTGTCCTAGTGAGGATGCCGAAATTATTTTGGCAGTATATAGTCCAAACAAAGATCACCTAGCTTCTTATAAAGATTATGATATAACCCAGATGGGAGATTATTTTAGAAGTATAATCTGTCTTAAATCTCGATATGGCGAAAGTGGTAAATTAGATTTCTGTGCATTTGATGGAAAGACTAATTTATGGAAAGAGCTTCCGCCACCTAGTGAGATTACTGATTACTCTGAATATAATCCTACATTAAGAGCTATTCATAATACCGAAGATGAGACTAATAGACCTAATTTAAATTTTGTATTATAATGGAATTACCTAAAGTGAAAGTGCCTGCAATAACTCAAGATCCTAAGAACTTAATTATATATGGAGTTCCAAAGATCGGGAAGACTACTTTGCTATCAACTCTTGATAGCTGTTTAATCGTGGATCTAGAGAATGGATCTGATTATGTTGATGCATTAAAGGTTAAAGTCAATAATATGAAAGATTTTGGAGAGTTGTGTAAACTGTTAAAAGAGTCGGGAAATCCGTATAAGTTTATAGCAATTGATACAGTAACAGCACTGGAAGAATTTGCTAAACCTTATGCTCTTCAACTATACAAATCATCTCCTATGGGTTCTACATTCAGTGGAACTGATATCCTATCTGCTCCTCATGGTGCTGGATATGGATTCCTTAGAACGGCAATAGAAAATCTTATAGGGGCATTAACTAAATGTGCACCTAACATCATATTAATTGGACACGTTAAGGATAAAGCTATTAGTACTTCAGAAGGAGCTTCTGATGCTAGTATTAAAGAGTTTGATTTAACTGGTAAGACAGGACGTATCTTAGCAGCTAAGTCAGATGCTATTGGCTTTATCTATAGGGATGAGAATAGTAACCTCTGTATCAACTTTGAGACTGGAGGTGAGGCATCTGCAGGAGCCCGTCCTGCACATCTTGCCAATAAGAAAATAATAGTGGCTGAAAGAAAAGAAGATGGAACATTTGAGTCACATTGGGAGAGAGTTTATCCATCATTAAGTAAATAATATATATGGAATTAATTAAAATTACAGTAAAATCGGAGTGGGTAGATCCAGCAACTGGAGAAATTATTGTAGATGAAAGAGTTCTTACCGATAAGGAAGTAAAGAAGCCTAGAGCTTCTAAGAAATCTTCTACTACAGATGATAATCCAAATCCTGTATTAACTCTCGATGCTAATAAATATACTTTATCAGCAGGAGCAGTAGAGTTACTTGGAGTAGCTCCAGGAGATCAGCTGGATATTAAAGTTCAAAAGATTAATGGATCTTCTATTCTAGTTCTGGGAACTAGTGAAGCTTTCGGAACTAAGGCTGGAAATAAAGTAACTCAGAAATTTGGAGTAAGCTGTAGAGGTAAGGCTCATGATTTGATTGCAAGTTACGGTACTGTATTTGCAATAGAGCCTCATCCAGAAACTGAGGGTCTCTTTGTTCTCAAAGGAGATAAAGCTCCTGAGGAAGTTATAGTAGAGGAAGACCTTCCTGTAGTTACTCCTGAAGCAGAGGACTTTGACGAGCTTCTTACCGAAGACACAGATGATTCAGCACCACTTTCAGATCTTGATTTTACACTTTAATAATAACTAAAAAATTTTAAAACTATGGCATTAAATTTTGGATCAGCAGAAATTTCAGTATCTTCATCTAACAGACTTCGTCCTTGGAACATTTATGAGCATGTAAAGTTCGTAGGAATTGAGGAATCAACTGTACAGGGTAAACAGGACCCTAATGCTAAATATAAGGTATATGACTTCAAGTTCTCTTGTCCAGATGGTACATATACAGAGAGAATATTCGAGCCAAATGAGAAGAGTACCGAGAGACGTAAGTTCCCTAACGCAAACGGACACGAGTCTGAGGTGCCTTCTGATTTCGAGAGAATTAAGGCATTTGCTAAACTTCTTGTATTGACTTTCAATCCTGCTAAGGTAGAGGCATTTGAGGAGGCTTGTGGAAAGATCTCTACATTTGCTGACTATATAAAGATTCTTACAAAGGTTCTTACTAATTCTGCAGTGGAGACTAAGTTGAAACTTGCTGGTCGTAATAGTGGAGGAACTGTTTATGCAGCACTTCCTACATTCGTAAGAATTAATAGCAAGACAGGAGAGTGCTTTATCTCAGATCCATTTATTGGCGATAAAGTAGCTTGGTCTCCTTGGGAATTTAATAAGAAGAAGGCTTATGAATCAGCTGCCCCTACTAATATGGATGCAGTAGTAGAATCTAATGATGTGCCAGGAATTACTTCTGCAACTCCATCTGAGGATTCGCAAGCTATAGACGATTTCGAAAGTCTTCTTTAATTAGGAATATTAAGTAAATATATCTATATTTAGGTCTAATCTAGAATATATGGAATTATGTTTTAAATATGAACCTAAATTAACTAAAGATTATTTACTTTCTAAATATTCGGAAGAAACATATATGGAGTATTATCTTGGCATCCCAGTAAAGAAGGGCTTATTTGTATCTCCTTTACGTCAAGATAATACTCCTACGTGTTCATTTTATAGGAATAAAAAAGGGGAGTTGATATTTAAAGATTTTAGAGGAGACTTTTATGGGAACTTTATAAATGTAGTAATGACTAAATTCAAGGTATCTTATCATCAAGCATTACGTATAATTGCTAAAGACTTTGGATTGATTAGCGGGACTAGTCCTGCAAACCCTACAGCTATAAATGTTTCCGCTCCTAAATTTGTTGATGAAGGCCCTGCAGATATTAGAGTACAAATACGCGACTTTACTCCAGCAGAATTGGAATGGTGGGGACAGTATGGTATAACTTCAAATATATTAAAGAAGTATAATGTATTCTCATGTCAGGGAGTTTTTCTCAGAGGTAACCTACAAACTTGGAATACTAATGATTTAGTATTTGGATATTACGGAGGAAAGAAAGAGAATTTAGAACTATGGAGAATTTATTATCCAAATAGAGAATCATATAGATTTCTAACTAACTGGCCTGCGAAGAAAATACAGGGATTAAAACAATTAAAGAAAACTGGAGATGTAGTAGTTATTACTAAATCAATGAAGGATTGTATGGCACTAGCTGCCTATGGCATTCCGGCCATTGCTCCAAATTCCGAGAATCTTTTTATTGCGGACTCTGTATTAGAAGATTTAAAATCTCGATTTAAACACATAGTAGTATTCTATGATAATGATTTAGCAGGTATATCTAATATGTGCAAGATTAAATCGGCTCATCCAGAACTATTATATTTTTATATACCGAGATATTTAAATGCTAAAGATTTTTCAGACTTACGTAAAATGTATGGTTACGAACAGACTAAAACTTTTATAAATAAATATGGCGAGAAAATAGGACTTAAACACCTCGTGTGAAGCTACCTTTAAAGATGGTACTAAAAAACAGTATCCATCTATAGAAGCTGCTGCCGAGGACACTGGATTAAGCGTTGCCAGTATAAAGATACGTTGTAACAAAAAGGGGTGTGTCGG